TAGCATCCAGTCGAGCGTGTCCTGGGTCATCTGACTGAAATCAGGAACGACCGTGCCCTCATAGGGCTGGTACGGCAGCGCCGCGATGCGGCCCGCCTCGGCGACGTTCTCCTGGCCGGCTTTGTTGACCCATTCCGGCAGCTCGACCTTGGTGACCTGGTGGGTCGTGCCCTGCTGCTGTGTGGTGCCGCTGCTGCCGCCTCCCATCGCGCTCTCCTAATGCGTGTCCAGCCGCTTGGTGTAGACGCGGGGGCCGGGCTTCCAACCGCGGCCGAACTTCCAGTCACGGCGTCGGATAAGATATTCGAAGCCGGGCCTCGCGTATACGCGCAGGAAAGTCACCGCTTGCTCCCGGGCAAAGGCCTCGACCTGCTTCTCGAGGATGTCGAAATCTTTTTGGTTGCCGACCACCAGGAAAATATCGAGGACAGTCGCCTGCGGAAACGCGATCAGCGCCGTCACCACCCAGGTGTCACCCTCGACAAAGGATTGGAACGCCCCGGTCTCGATCAACCCGACGATGTCGTCGTAGGTGTGCGTGCCGCCGATCTCTTCCAGCAGCTCCTGCAGCTGCTGCATATAGGCCTTCTTCATCGGACCTTGGTCGTGATCACCACGCCGTCGGTGCCGACCGAGAGCGCCCAGACCGAGTTGTCGGTCGCCTGCAGCAGGAGCGCCGTGCGGGCGCTGTCATCGCGGGTGCGCACCTCCAGCTCCTGCCGGGTCGTCCGCACCACGTTCTCGATATAAGCCCGCTCCTCCGGCGACTTCTGGAAGACGCGGCTGCTGTCGGGGAAATTGACCCGGATCGGCGAGAAGGCCATCAGCCAAATCCAGGTGGCGACGCCGGGACTGCGACCCCCTTCGGGTCGGCCAGTACCTGTCCGCGCGGATTGAGCAGGATCAGCCCCTTGCCAAAGCTCCAGGCGAGGCCGGCCGAGGTCGACATCATCTTCACGGCGAAGTCCCGGCCGGTGATGCGGTAGTCGATCTTGCCTTGCAGCCGCGGCAGCTTCGGCCCCTTGGTGTATTCCTGCGCCCCTTCATAGCGGCCCTTGGTGGCAATGATTTCATAGGAGACGGCGTTGAGCGGCGCGTCGGTGTCGACGATGATCTGCTTGGTGGTCGCGCCCACCGCCCCCTTGCCATCGGGCGCCAGCATGCCGGAGCGGATCCAGGGCAGCGCGGCGCCGGGATAGAAGGCGCCTTTCTCGTGCCGATAGAGCCGCGTCGATGAGGCCATGATCGGGAAGGCTGCGAGCGTGCCGGGGTAACCGCAGGTGCGCTCGAGGCTGCCGATCGACCACCAGCCTTCCTGGAAGTTGTAGACGATCAGCTTGTCGTTTTCAGCTTTGCCCTTGGATGGATAGCACCACCAGATCTCACTGGCCGCACCATTGAACCAGCCGGCCATATGCGCGCGGGTGCTCTTCTCGTCCAGGCTCTGCTGAAACCAGTCGAGCACCGGGCAGACCACCTGGGTGACCGCCGAACCGTCAAACTGCCAGAACCCATCCAAAGCGGGCCACACGACAGTGCCGGAGAACACCGCCGCCGCCTGGCCCGACAGCGGGCCGGCAAAACTACCTAAGTAATCGTAGGTGTAAATGTACGGCAGCCCGCGATACTGGATGACGTAGGCGCCCTGGATGGTCCAGAAAATCGTCGTGTAGCGGGCCACTTGCGCGTCGATGATGCGGCTCATCGGCTCGACTTCGTAGAAGCCAGCCGTATTGACGACGTTGGCGAAGTCCCAGTCCTCGATATCCTCCTGCGAGCACCAGCCAAACTTATTCACCCTGCCATCGATGCCGAATAGAATGACATAGCGCTCGGGCGTAATGACGAAGGTGCGGTTGCCTTCCGGGGCGAAGAACAGGCTGCCGCTGAGCTGACCCTTGACCCGGTCGGCATTGGGGGTGTTGGGCATCCAGCGCAGCAGCCGGCCGTCCGAGGAGGCCATGGCGATCAGGTCTTCACCCCAATTTGCCAACCGCCAGATCTCACCGGTCTTGCGGGTGGTGAGGCGGTTGCCGCGCGGCGTGTCGTAGGTGCCGGTGTCGTATTTATCGTTGCCGTAGCCGCCGACGGTAGCGCTGGTCGGGCCCTTGATGCCCGCCGCGTAGCGAACACTGCCGTCGGGGTTCTTCTCCTCGAGCGGCGAGACATCGATCACCGTCTCGCCCTCGATGACGAACAGCTTCGTCTCGCATAAGACGGCGATCCGCTCGGCGCCCTGCAGATCGACCCAGCGGTGCAGCGCCCGGATCGGCGTCGGGAAGTCGGAGAAGGCCGGGAAGGTCATGGTCTCCCAGCCGAGGATCGGCCGCATACGGCCCGACACCCAGCGCATCAGATGCGAGTCGTACCAGTGCAGGCCGACGCCCGCCTGGGTCTTGGTGCGGACGACGCCGGGCGGGATGTCGACGGCGATCGGGGTCATTACCAGGCCGCGTATTTGCGGATGTACAGCACCGCGAAATAGGGCAGCGTCGCGGTGTCGCCGGGATACAGCGCCACCCCGTTATGCACCGGATAGAACAAGTCGCCCTCCGGCCCCGGATAGATATTGTACTGGTTGGCGTGGCCGTGCTCACCAGGGAAGGCCGAGGTCTTGCCGCCCGCCGTCTGCGGCCCGATGAAATTGCCGGCGCAGAGGACGAAGCGGTCGCGTAAGTCAGGCGAGCCGAGCGTGCCGTCGCAGAAAGTCCAGCCCGCCGGGACCGAGCCGAAGGCGCCCCACCACAGCATGATGGTGTTGACCGGGATGAACTGGTTCAGCAGCTGCCGGATGCGAAGATCGACCCAGCCCTGCGTCGCCACCAGCTGCGGATTGGCGATCACCGCCCCGTCCGCCTGGGCGGGCACGTAGATCGGGATCGTCGAACCCTGCGCCGTCAGCGGCGTCGCAAACTCGGGCGGGCTCGCCACCACAAGACAGTTGCGCAGCGCCCGGTCGAGCTTGTCGAGATTGGCGTTGAGCTTCTCGCCCCAGGTGTCGGCCGAAGCGTCGACTTCAGGTTTAACGAAGTCGTAATACTCGGTGATGCTATCGGGCACGTGGCGGCCTCCGCTTCTTCACAGCCGCATTGGCGATGCGGATTGCCTTGCCGTCATCGCCGGTCTTGGCCAGCACGGCATTGGCCGTGCTGGTCCATTGCTTCTTGGCCACGGCGCTCTTGGCCTTGCTGGTCTTGGTCGGGACGTCTTTGCTCCGCCAGGGCATCAGAAGACCGACTTGCCTCCGCCCTTGAGGGTGTTCTTCTTGGCGTCCTTGCGGGCGATCGACTTCTGGGGCGCCTCGCTCGGCGGCGCCTTCCCCGACATGGCGGCCGTGGCCTGCTTCTGACCAACCCCCATGGAGGTCTTGCCCCCGAACTGCTTCGACGCGCCTTTGGCGATCGGCTTCGCGCTATTCTTTGCCATCTAATAGACCTCCGTGGGATCGGTACCCTTCAGACGAAGCGGCTTCTTGACGGGTGGCTTGCGCGTCGGTCCGGATACGGCCCCGAACTCCATCTCAAGAGGAGCGGCCTTGCGGCGGGGCAAGGAAGAGCCACGGCCAGCCTGCATGCCGAGCGACTTGGGATCGAAGAAGTTTGTACTTTCCAAGCTTGGGAACTCGCCCGACCCCTTCTTCTTGGCGAACGGGTTTTCCGGCTTCCCCTTGGCCTTGAGCTGGCTCATTTTCAGGCCGGTCCGGCCGATCGCGTCGCGGGGCATTTACAGGCTCCAAAGGTGGGGGTGATACTGAGCTATCCGAGGCCATCTCCACAAGCTCGTCCTCGACCACAATCTGGATCGGCGCGCTCGAAGTGATGGTGATCGTCTTGATGTAGACCGTGCCGACCATTGGGGCGGGCATCGAGGCCGCTTCCAAAGCAGCCAGGAAATGGATGTGGTAGCCCTTGATCAGGTTGCCGATTGAGACCCCGCCCGACCATGATGGCACGATATGCTTGTCGCCATTGATGATCTCACGGGCGCCGTAGGAGTCGTCCGTGTCCTCGTTGAAGTAGCGGTCGAGGTCCTGGCAGCCCTCGCTGTCGCTGCGGAACCAGCCCTCACACATGCCTTCGAACATCACCTGAGCGGCGACGTGGTGATCGAGAGCACGCTCCGCGTGCCATTCCAGGCTGTCGACATTGCCAAACCCGAGTTCTTCATCAGCCCGCGCATAATTATCGCGCCAAGTGAGCTGAACGTACCCACGACCGTAATAGGTCTGGCCGGTCTCGGGGTCGGGCACCCCATACGCCATGCCCTTGCCTTTGCCGTACTCCTCGATCGGCGCCATGGTGAAGCCGGTCTCGTGCGCGGTGGTGGCGAACGGGTATGACAGGTGCCGCAGGTTGTCCGAACGCGGATTGACCTCCCAGGCATCCAGGATGGCGTTCATGCCATCGACCTGCTGCTGGGTCATCGCGCCGTGAAAGATCGACCCCCGCACGGCGTTGAAGAAGATGGTGCGGTCGAAGCTCATCGGCCCGACCAGGTTTTGAAATCGCGCAAGCGCTGCATCGGGAAGTCCGCCCAGTTGCCGGTGAAGGTCAGCGCCCGGTCGTCAATCTTCAGCCGCGGACCGATCGGCACGGAGGTCACGACATCGAAGGCGATGTGGCCGAGCTTATGCTGCCGCAGCCATTTGCGGACGCGCTGGATGTCGCCGTGGGTCTTGGCCCGGGCTGGAAACAGCGTCAGCCGGAACTCTTGGGCGGCCTCCTCGGCCCAATCCTTAAAGCCGTCGGTCGGCACATCGTAATAGACCCCATCCTGCCAGCCCCGCCCATAGCGATGCACCGTGCCGTTGAAGTCGAGCAGCAGCAGGGGGCGGGTGTCGAAGCTCATGACAGCTTGCCGATACAGGCTTGCAGCAGCGTGTTGAACCGCGCCTGCTGCGCCGAAGCGAGCGCCGTCAGAAACCAGACACTACCGCTGACCATGATGGCGTTGAGCAGGATTACCGCCAGGATCACGGGCGAGGACTTCAAGCTTTCAACGACCTGCCCGACCACCTCCTTAACCATCCCAACTAACCCTTCGCCGCGAGCGCCGCTTCGAGCGCCGCAACCTTGTCCGACAGCTGCTGGACCGCCAGCACCAGGTGCATGACCACCCCCTTGCCGTAGTCGACCGCTAGGTAGTTGTTCTCGCCGCCGGTCTCGGCGACGATCTCGGGAGCAATGGCCTGCACCTCCTGGGCGATCAGGCCGAGATCGTTTTTCTTGCCCTCACCGATCCAGTCGAAGACGACCGGATGCAGCCCGTCGACCACCACCAAGCCGCCCGTCATGTCGCGGACGTTTTCCTTGAGCCGCTCGTCGGAGGTAGCGATGACACCATTCACCAGGAGGTCGGCGCCCGGCATCTTGTAGTAGGAGCCGTCATAGCCGACGAGCCTGGTCTCGGACTGATTCAGGAAGATAAAACCCAGATCCGGCGTCGCCGTCCGATAGACCGAAACGTCATTCTCGAAGTAGCTGCGGCCCCGGTGAATGACGTCCTTCTGGCAGATGACCGGCCGTTCGAAGAAAATCGAACCGCCCCCGAACAGGGCGATCGGTTTGACGTCGGTCCCTACCCCGTTCCAGATCTCGAAGGCATTGTTCACCGGGTTATGCGTCAGGTAGCAATCGCCGAGGACGTTGCCGTACCAGGCCTTGCCCCAGGCATCCTCGGAGATGCGGGAGTTGAGCCGGATCTTCTGCCCAGTGCTCATATTGAGCGCCGTGAACCCATTCGGGCTCTCAACGCCGTTCGGCCGATTGACGGCGCTGACGGTGTCGAGCCCGTTCTTCCAGTTGCCGAGCGCCACCCAGCCGGCATCGCCGGGATAGAGGCCGGCCCCTTTGAAGAGATCCCCGACCCAGGTGCAGCCGTAAGCGCCATTGTCCTTCATCCGGCCGAAGTCGATCGGCTCGTGAATGACGGCGATGTTCTTCGTCTCGTCCTGGACGTACTGCATCTCCATGGCGGTCAGGTAGACGCCGTCGCTTGCGCCATAGAGATCGCCGCCGTAGAGACCGCCTGTCGCCGTGTCGAAGAAGTGCGTCTGCCCGGTGTTGCGGTTGTGCGTACAGTAGACGGCCATCCGAGCGATGTGGCAGTAGGCGTCGCCCCCGCCCTGATGCTCGAACACCGTCTCGTGCGCGGTCTGCATCGACCGTGACGAGGTGGTCAGCCAGGACGAATAAGCCGGGTGCGGACCGTTCACCACCGCCCGATTGAGGTTGATGTTGTAGTTCGACCCGCTGACCAGAACCGGCGCCCCGACCACCGTGTGATCGGAATGCAGCCCGGTGTTGCCGTTCCAGAGCCGGATCCTGGCGCCCGCCACCACCTGCGTGCCGGGGCTCTGCACCTGGATCGTCAGCGCCCCGTTGTTGGCGATCGTGTTCAGCCGCGCCGAGACGCCGGAATGGCCGCAGAAGCTGGTGACCGAGGTAAAGTACGGATAGAAAGCCGGATTGAAATACGACATGGCGAGACCGCCATCCGGATGCATACCCTCCCAGGGATTGCTGACATTCCAGCCGTCGCACAGATTGACAGCGGAGGCCGAGCCGATCTGGACGTTGAACCCGTTCATCTTGCGGGTGTCGCCGTCGTAATACTGACTCGGCGAAGCCCAGTTGAAGGTCGGGCGGCTGTTGATGAACACCGTGTCGTCGAACAGGGCGCCGCCGTAGCGCAGCTTGCCGACCCCGGTGTAGCGCTTGTTCAGCACCTGGCCGGAACTGACATAGGTCCCGTGCTGCAGCCAGATCCGGGAGCTAGGCGTCGCCTCAGCCGCCGTGAAGGCGGCATTGGAGCTGGTCGACCCATCACCGACCCCGCCCAGGGACAAGATGTCGGGGAGCAGCGTACTGCCGCTGCCACCGCCCGCCGCCGGCGTCTGCCAGCTCAGAGCCCCCGCACTGGCCCCGGCGGTTAGCACCTTGCCGTTGTTGGCCGTCCCGGTGGCCGGTACATGCAGATTGCCGTCCCCGGTCGGATGGACGTAAGGAGGAGCCCCGCCGCCTGTCCCTGCAGGCGCCGGCACCTTCTGCCAGATCGAACCATTGAACCGGACCTGATCGCCCACGGCCCAGACAGCGACACCGTCCACACTGGTCGAGCCGGCAACGCTGACGGTGTAGAAATCGTCCGGCGTGCCCGTGCCGGAAACCAGCGCCGGGGAATTGGCCGCCGCGTCCCAATTGCCCTGGTAAGCCCCTGGCCGGGTCCAGGCGAGATTGCCGGCGGTGGAGCCCGCTGTCAGTCGCCGGTTCTTGTTGGTGGTGCCCGTCGCCGGCACGTGCAAGTTGCCGTCACCGGTCGGGTGAACGTAGGCAGGCCCACCCCCAGCGGCCGGCGTTACCCAGCCGGCGTCCTGGCTGGTGCTCGAGAGCTTGGTCAGCACCTGATCTTTGGTACCCCCCATCGGCAACGGCGGCGGCACAGCCGGGATATTGGCCCAGCCGGCGGAATAATCGCTGGCTGAGAGCTTGGTCAGCACCTGATCCTTGGCCCCACCACTGGGTATCCCGACCGCACTGGGGGGCGGAATGGTCGCTCCGCCGCCGGCCCAGGCGTAGCCGTTCCAAGCGTAGGCGACGCCGTTGGCAGTGAAGACCTGGCCTTGAGTCGGGTTGCTGGGGAAGTCGAACACGATGGCAGTTCCTTACAATTGTCCGACCAAATCGAACGCGACGCTGCCGCTCGCGTCTTTCTCATTCAGCAAGATTTGCGTCCAGAGCCCCTGTTCGTACTCCCAGCGGATACGCACAATGGGAAGCTGTGCCGCTGTGGAGCCCGCAACGTCGATAAAATCGAAGAACCAGTCGAAGCCGCCGGTACACCAACGGTCCGCTGGAAGGGCGGTCAGCTCGCTCAGGACCGAATAATCACTGTTTAGCAATTTGACAGTATCATTGGGGGTCTTTCCGGTGAGCGCCGCAATGGTAAAATCGCGCGTTCCTGTCACTGTAGTATCAATAGTAAACTCTAGCAGCTTTTCGTTTGCAGCTGTCATTTCAGCCGCCAGCATCGCTCCCCCTCCCGTATTCCGGAGTCTGCTCCCCGCCATCGGCTTGATGACATCGAAACGAGCACGCACCAGTTTACCGAACTTACCTGCCACATCATTCCCGCCCTGACCTGCAGGATTAAGGATCAGCAGTTCGTGGACCTCGCCGGGGTTCTTACCCGCCGCGCAGGCCGCCGACGCTTGTTCTAGCGCCAGACAGCCCGTCACGTTGAACGCGGTAAGACGCCCATTGCGCTTGAAACTGACATCGCCGTTGGCCCAGGCCGGCAGCGTGGCGTAGGGCAGGGTGGTCTCGAAATAGACTTTGGTCGCGTCCTCATAGATCCGCACCACAACGCCGGTGCCGAGATTGCCGCTATGCGCCCCGTGAGCTGCCGCGATCAGGTTGAGGATAGTACCAGGAGGAATGCCCCACAGGTAAAGAGCCCCTGCTTTCAGAACCGCAAAGGTCCCATTGGCGTAGCTGACATTGGTCCCGTCGATGGCGATACCCTGGCCGAGGCCGCTAAATCCTCCGCCTCTGATCCGGCCCCCTAAGATCGTCGTCCGGCGGCCGATACCGTAGGGCTGCCCAGCGACGCCCTCGGAATAGTAATTCACATCGCAGTTCTCGATCAGGACGTTCTTCGCACAGCCCGACGCCAGTACCCCGTCGACGCGGCAGTTGCGGACGATCACATGGTCGATGCTGGACGACTGAAACCTGAGTTCGTTCTTAATCCAGACGTTATCATACAGGCACGATGTGACGATCTTATCCGGCTCGTTGAAGCCGGTGGCCACGCCGCCAATCATCTCAAAGCGCTCGCAGACACTGGGGCTTGTACCGGGGACGATGCAGTTCAATAATTTGAATCGCTGCCCCGAAATGTTCATATAGCTTAAGTCCGTATTCGGAGCGATCCGGATCTCCAACCCCTCATAAGTGTGGTCGATGTCCCACATGGCATCGCCAGATCTGGTCTGCCAAATACGGGCCACACCGCAACGGTGCACATCACCGCCATCAGGATAATCGTCCCGGTGCTCGTTGCGAATGATTGGAAAGACGGTCAGCACGCCGGTCGTGGTGTTGATGGCCGTGATCTGGGTGAACTCGAACAGATCCGGGTTCGGCGGAATGCCGTAATATTGAATGTCAAGCGATGTAACGACGATCCAATCACCCACCGCGAACTGAGTGTGATCCGCCAGGGTTTTGAGCGTAACGGTGGTCGCCCCAGGCACAGTATTGTTAATCTTCGGACCGACCCCATTATACATATAAACAAAGGTTGGTGGCCCCCAAGGCCATTCAAAGCCCGCGTTGTTGCCGGAGGGATCAGTCAACCGGTCGTAAGTGTTCTGAAAGATCGCCGCATAGCCACGCATATACAGCTTGCGGATGCCCTGGAGATAATTTTGACAGTACTTATGATTAAAGTTGTAAGTCCCGGGTGGGACATCCAGAAACACAGCTCGTCCGGCAGCGCTTTCAGCCTTAGCCCAGGTGTTGAAGGCCATTAGCATAGGAGCGTTGTCGGTGACCCCATCCCCCTTACCACCGAACTTATCGACAAAATTGACCGCGAGAGGCGTGCCGCTGACATAGGTCTTGATCTGCGCCGCCGTGACTTTACGGTCCGCAAGGTTCTGAACCCCGTACAGCAGCTCTGGGCCAGTCAGAGGCGTAGCAGCGGGTAGGTTGGGAAGGACCGCGTCAGTCATCTTGTGGGTCCTTCTTCATCGAGGCGGTCCCAAGCAGCATCAGATGACTGAAACTCGGCGGCAGCGGCGGCGGCGGAGCGTCATCCCAGACCGTCTCACCCAGTGTCAGGGCTTGAAGTTCGGCATCACTAATCTTCTTGGGGAAGTAGCTAAGCGACCGGCAGTACCCGTCGATGCTGTTTCCAGGAGGTCCCCCGACTTGCAGCCGTCCGGTAAGCGCCGGATTTGTCGGTCCGGATGTGACCGCTCCACCGCTCATGCACAACCGGCGGTCAGTGGCGTCCCAGGTCTGGCCGGCTTTGGCCCCGTGAGGGCTGTCCCAATGGTTACCCCCGGCGATTGTGTATAGTTCACTGACCCCCGGAATATACGAACTCGCGTAGCCCTGCTGGTAGTATTCCGTGATATACCGAGTCCCCGACCCCATATCGACAAACATACTGCCGCCGCCGCCGTCGGTCTTCGTACCTTCCCAGAGCAGCGTGCCGGCCGTGGCATTCCAGCCCGGCCACATGCCGGTCGGTCCCAGCGGCATAGTCGCCGTATCGGTGATGCGCAGTCCCATTCCGGCGGGGGTGAAGGTGGGTGGGGCCGTCCCTGAATAGCTGCCGCCAAGCGCGGTCAGCCAGGCCGCGAAGGTCGAATGCCACACCCCGTTGTACCAGAACTTGCCATTGATGAAGTCCGCATAGACCAACGGCGCCGCCGTAACGACCCCGGTGCTGTTGCTCTGGACCGTGGTCGAGCCCCCCTCACTGGTCGCGGTGCCTTTGCAGTGGATCGTGGCCCCGACATCCGCGGCTTTCAGGACATAGCTCGCAGTGGTCGCCCCAGCGATGGCTGTAGCCCCCCGGAACCATTGATAGCTGTAGCCCGTCAGGGTCCCTTCCCAGGTGCCTATCGACACATATAGAGGCCAGCCCTCGATCGCTTTGCCGGTGATCTCCGGCAGAGCCGTGTTGACAGGAGCCGACGCACCTCCGGACCCGGCAGGTCCTTGTGGTCCTACGGGCCCCGCCGGCCCAGCCGGTCCAGCAGGACCCTGAGCGCCATTGATCTGCACCCATTGCTGGGAGTTGCCGTCATTGTAGAAGACGTACAATCCCCCAGTGTCGCTCTCCCAAAAAAGTTGGCCCGCGACGGGGGATGCCGGCGGTGTGTCACCGATCGACACGACAGCCGTCGCGGCCCCTCCCGTCTCCAGAGCGGTAATACGATCCGGAAGCGGCCCAACCCAGGTATCAAGCTTGTCAAAATTCGCGTTGAGGTCGTAACCCCAGACGTTGTCGGTCTCCTCGCCATGGATTGCCGGTTTGACCAGCTTGAGGACCGGAGTTGTCGTTGCCATCAAGCTGTTCCTCTAAGGGGACCGGCGCGCATGTATGCGGCTCCCAATTCTTGGGGTCACAGACCGTCAGCATCCACGCCACACGCCAGAGCCAGGAATATTCATGCTCCGAATATCTGTAGTCCCCGTAGCGGAAGGCCATCAGCCGAAGCTCCGCACTTGCATGACCGGGGGCGAAGAGATCATCGCCCCCTGCCGGGCCGCCAGGTTCATACCCTGGATCAGAGCCGTGACGTTGGTGTCCCAAACTTGCGAGCGCTGATCCTCGACGAAGTACGGAGCGGAAGCGGCCAGCGAGCCGAACAGGTAGAGCTTCGGCGCCCTCCGAAAGACCGGGGTCGGCTCAAGGGCGTCAGCCAGCGGCGGCAGCGTGGCGTAGTAGGTCAGCTCGACCTCGGTCGGAACGACCCCGGCCTCGGGCACCACCACGGTCGGATGGATGTGCATCGTCCGGCCGAGCGTGGTGTAGACATTGCGCGCCAAGGGCAGCTGCGGGCCGGATCGGCCAGGATAGTCGATGAAGGCCGGCTGCCGCGGCAGCGGCCCGAGCGGTGCGCCGGTCATCGGATCGAGATAGGTAATCGCGGTCGTTTGCGGGCCGGACAAATAATACTCGGAGGCACTGCGCAAACGGTAATACTCATCCGGCGACACGTGCCGCAGCGGCAACCCGCTCTCGGTGTAACGACACATCACCATCTCGAGGAAGTCGGACGGCAGCGGCACGCATTGATGGTCGAGCTGCACCCGCCGGGTCGAAACCATCTCCTGCGCCCGCAGCTCATTATTGAGCCGCTCCTCCGCCATCGCGATCCACGACAACAGCATCTCGTCAGTCACGTCATGGTCGTCGACCCAGCTCTTCAGGGTCTCCATGAAGATCTGGACGAAGGGCGCGGTCATCGCGTCACGCCCTTCGGCAGCCACCAGGTGTCCGTCCCCGGCTTCTGCTCGGCCTGCGCCCAGCTCGGCCAGCGCTGCATGTACGAGCTTTGGGTGTCGGTGGCGAAGCCCTCCGCGCCAGTACCATAGATCTGCACCCGGCCGGACCAGGGATCGCCATCCGCTGCAGCCGCAGCCGGCGGCGGCGCCGGGGCGCCATAGGTCGGCACCTCGTTATGGGTCGGGTAAGGAGTGGAGTTGAAGCCCAGCGCCCCGCTCGGCGCACCAGGGGCCAGCAAGCCGGTTGAGGGGCCGCTGCCGACGCTCGGCGTCTCCAGCTCATACGGCCGCAACGATTCAGGCAGGGTGTTGGGCGGCGGCACACCGGTCTGCGGTCCGGTCGGATTGCCCGGCGTCGCCCCGGAAGTACCCCAGCCCGGCAGCGGGGTGGTGCCGCCGCCGGTGGCCGCCGTCTGGTCGCCTGGTTCCTGTCCGGTGTTGCCCGCGCCGCCCATAGCGTGTCCCTTTAGAGCCGGCCCTTCCAGACCCTGAAGACGGCGTTGTCGCTGTCGTTCAAGAACCTGGTCCAGTCGGCCTCGTCCCAATCCTGATGATAGGCCTTTTCCCAGATCGGAAAGGGCACACGCGCCACGGTCGTCATAGCATGGCGGGCGCTTTCACGCTCGCCCTGCTCGCGGTTCAGCCGCTCCAGATTGGTGATGTCAGCTTCCGCAAACACCCCGAAGCGGTCCGGCTCGGCCTCATCCCAGACCAGAGTGCGGCGCATGCCGCACTCGTCCTGGTAGACGAACTTGCGTTCGGGCATGCCTACTTCCGATGTTCGACCGGATCCTTCTGCCGTCCACGCTCCAGCTGCGGTGCCGGCGGCGCCTGATCGATCCGGCGTTGCTCCTCCGGCGACAGCTTGCCGGCCGCGGCCGGGTTCTCGACAAAGGCCTGGGTCGACATCAGCGCCGGCGCTGTGGTCGGCGTGATGCCGTTGAAGACGATGTGGGCCAACCCACTATCGACCTGGGTGCCCCACTCCACAACGATCAGCCTGGTCTCGGCGTCGCCGATCTTGGCGATCGAGTGCTGGCGGAAGTTGCGGAAGAAGGCGAGCCGGGCATATTCCGGGTCGAGCAGCAGCCCCATATCGATCGGCAGCCAGCGCGACGGCATCGCCGTCACCCGCCCACCGTCAGTGGCGATCACGTCGACCGTGGCCACGACCTCCGTCTTGCCAACCAGCACCTGGGTGCTCTCCCGGCCTTTGAAGTGCACCAACCCCCTCTTAATGTTGTAGGGCACGATCAACCGGGTCGGTTCGGCGCCGTCGGCATAGGCCTTGGCCATCGCGTCGCCGAGCATCACTTCCGTAAACGGGACATCCGCCGGGTCGGCCCAGACGTCAGTCGAAGCCACCGGCAGGCCGGTCGTCGTCCCGAACACATGCGTGCCCTTGGTGCCGGCCTTGTCGGCCGCCCGCGCAATCTGGTGCGGGATCGACTCAGTCTTGCGGATGCCGGTGGTCGAGTCGTCCGAGGACTTGGCCTGGCGCGAGAAGGCAATCGTCTCGACGTCGCATTTCAGCATCTTGGACTTGATGGCCATCTGATGCGCCATCTCGCTGTTTTTACCGGCCGCGTCAGAGGCCTCCTGCGAAGCTGAGACGGTGGCGTCACGCTTCGAGATCTGAGTCAGATTGGTCTGCCGCACGGTCGGTACCGCCGGCGAACGGACCAGTTCAAAACCTTCCTCTTGGGCGTTGTTGGCATCGACGACCGGCATATTCTCGGTCTGCCAATCAAACGTCCTGTTCTTGACGTTACGGCGACCAATCATACTGACCCCAGGCGTGTCGAACGGGTCAATATTATACACACGATCGCTCAAATCTTCGCGGTTGCCGCCCGCCTGATACGTGGTGAATGCATTCGCTACTTTGGCCATGGTTAACCCTCGCGGTCGAGATCTTGTTCGAATGCACGCGCAGCATCACGAACACTGCCTGTGCGTTGAAGACGACGATCAGCGCGGACTTGACCATTGGGGGCGGCTCTTGACGAGATGGCACCCGGCCGCAAAGCTCCTTGCTGTTTCACAGGCTTCGGCTTGTTGGCCATCAGCCTGAGATATTTGTCGGCGTAGCGCAGAAGCATGGTTTGCCGTGAATCACGCAAACTCCCGAGTTCCTGCTCTGTGATGCCAACCGACATGGCGGTGCGGATCATCGATTTTCGGTCCCGGTCCCACGTCTTGGCGTCGGTCCATTCCGGGACCAGCGTCACAAGCTTACGTCGTTCCGTATCCTCAAAAATCGCTTCTTGCCGCTGCCGCTCCCGCTCTCGCTCTTCGTGCACCTTCTGTTGCTCGAAGCGCATATGCACCAGCTTCTCTTTGTACTGCCGCCAATGGCGTTCCAACTTGGCCGCTTCTACGGGGTTTTCATCGTAGAGCTTGTCCCAGTCGGGTTCCTGAGGCTGCATCGAAGCCAGTTGATCTTCTAAAAGCGGGATCAACCCCGAGTAGTAATCTCGCTTCTGCACGAGATCTGCTCGTTCCTTCTCGACGTGCTGGGCGACCTGGTTGAGCTGGTTCAGACGGCGGTGGAACGTTTCGGATCTGACGTAGCCGTTGAGCGCTTCTTGGAGCGACACCTCGGCTGGCTCGCCGTCCACCGTGACCCGCACGACCTGAGCCAAATCAAGCTCGGCCTGTTCTTCGTCCTCCTCTTCCTCGACTTTCGCCGGACGAGCATCCTCGTCCTCTTCCTCGGCGTCAATATCCGGGTCGTCGGCTTCTTCGCCTTCGGTCTCCCGTTGCGGAAACAGATCTTCCTGGTCGACGCCCTCAGCAGGCTCGGCCTTCTCGCGTTTCGCGGGCGCCGGCTTGCCTTCCTCCTGATCGAGGACGGCTTCGAAATGATCTGCCAGTTCTGTATCAGCCATGGGTCACCTATGTAGACAATCGGCGCCGGCGCTCGACTGCGGCGCGCAGCATCTTGGGGTCATCCACCAATCGGATCAGGTCGGCCTGCAGAGCCCTGAGCGCCATGATCCGCAGATGACAGGCGGTTGCCGCCGACGAGCCGGGCTCGGCCCGCACTAGGGCCTCGAAGGCATCGCTCTCGAGCTTGCCGTAGATCTCTTGCAGCAGTGGGTTGTCGAGCAGCTCCTGGGCGTCGGCCGCCCGCTCATCGCGCTGCAGCATATCGATCGGCTGGGTCACCCGCGCCTCCCGAAGTTCGGCGGCAGGTCTAGCTGCGGCGGCATCGCGCCCGGGGTGGCCAGCTTAGGCGGCAAGAGGCCCTGGGAAGCCCCAGGAGGCCCGGGAGCGGGTGTGGGGGGCTCCGGAGGCTCCGGAGCGGTAAACGGCGCTGTGGGAGGCTCTGGGATGCCCTCCGCCGAAGATTTAGAGGCCTCGGGCCGGGTGGCGTCGATCGCCATCTGTACGGCATTCTGGTCCAGCTCGGCGCCCTTGGTCTGCAGCTCGGCGCCTTTGACGGCCAGTTCGACGTCGAGCTTGTCGCGCTCGCGGTCATCCACGAGGCCCATCTCAATGGTCTTGACCTTGGCATCGGTCAGCGTCTTGACCACCTGGGCCCTGACCTTGTCGGCCTCGGCCTGAGCGTAGACCATGTCGGCGTTCGGCTTCTCGCCAGCCGCCTTGAGCGCCGCCTGCAGCTGCTGCGGGTCAATCGGCTTGAAGTAACGGCTGACGTTCCTGACCCCCGAGATCGACATGATGTCAGCCAGGGTGTTGCGGAACTCCATCGGGCCGACCATCGGGTTGTCGACCCCCTGGCTGGCCATGATCTTTTCCTGCACCGCCAGCACCTGCGTCAGCATCTGCAGCCGGTCCTGATCCGAGCCGCGGCCGATGGCCGGGTTCACCTCGACATCCATGGTGGCGTCGTATTGATCGGGGGTGACTTTGGTCCACGACCCCCTCAACCGGATCATCCTCTCGGGGATCGGGTTCTCGACGATTTCCTGCAACAAGCCCCGAAACATATCGCGGAAGCCAGTCTCAGCCAAAGTCCTGGCGACCAGTTCGATCCGCTCCTGAGCCCCGGTAACCAGCATCTGGACGCCTTGCGTCGCCGTCGACTGCAGCGCTCGCGGATCGAGCCCCTTCGACTGCTCGGTAACGCCGGTCCGGCGATGCCCGATCAGATCGAGATATTCGAGCGTCTGTTGGATCGTCGTCGGCGGCGGGGGCGTGTTCAGCGCCTGAACAGCCGCCGCATCCTTGACCCGAATGATCGAGCCGATCTCATTGTTACGGACGTCGTCCAGATTGGCCATCGTATCGACGACCACCAGCCGCGGGAGAATGGTTGAGGCCAGCGCATCGAGGTAATTCCGTAGGATGTTGGACTTGATGTTCTGCAGATCCTCGACCTGCTCACCGATCGAGTGGCCGATGGCGGTATGCGGCTCCGGGTCGGCACAGAAGATCGCGAACTTAGCCCGGGCAGCCGGCTCGTCGGAGACGATGCTGTCGCCATCGCCCATCGTACAGATCTTCCGCAGCTCGGGGACGCCGTCGCCGTCCTTGTCGATACGGATGTACCATTCCCCATACCAAATCAGGGGGTCGCCCTGGCTGGCGTCGCGGGCATTGGCGAGCATCATGCCGACGCCGCCGGGGCTGCGCGCCTCCTGCTCGGCGGTCGAGTAGCTCGGCCCCGAGCCGGCATGCTCATCGGCGATGTCGCCCGGCGGGTAGCCCATTTGGACCAGCTGCGACAGCGGTACGAGGCGCTCCTGGCCGACGCAGGCAGCGGTCTGCACGTCGCGCGCCTCGCGGCTGATCCGGAACTCGTCCGGCGGAACGGCCATGATCCGGTGCTTCGGCGTCAGCTTGAGCCGGCGCACGGTCAGGTCGAAGCGCGGCTCGATGACCTTGCCCATACCGGCCGGAGGTCCGCCCGGCCCGAGAGGGGGGCCGGGCGGGCCCGCCGCTTCCATGGGTCCGGGAGGTCCCACGGTCGGCTGTCCCGGCGCCGCGCCCTCGATCTTGGGGCTGTCGCGGCGTTCCTCGTTCACCACCTGGGTGCGCGGCTGCGAGATGATGTACTGGCGCTGCTCGAGCGTCAGGTTCGAGTACTGCTGCTCGACCACCTCGGCTTCGCGCTCGGTCCACCACTTGGCGATACCGGTGCGCTTGATCAAAGCGTCTTTGAGGATCGCGTTCAGATTCAAAAAGCCGGGATTGTCGTAGGTCCAGACATAGCTGACATAGTCCATGGCCTCTTCGGCCAGGGGCACGTCGTCTTCGGTCCGAGGCAAGAAATTGACCGGATGATCCTGGGACGTGAACAGCCGGATCAGGCTCGGCAGCATCGCCAACACCAGGTCGCGCACCTCGGTCAGGACAATCGAGGAGCGGCCCTCGTCGGCAACGTGCGGGATCTCGCCGTTGTAGAGCGCGGTGGCGTATTCCCGGGCCGGCGCGAGGTAGTTGTCGTTGTAGTCGCGGGCGTCCTCGATGATGGTGTGGATGGCGGCGATGTAGTCGGTGTCCTCATCCGGATTGGCATAGCCGGAGGTGTCCAGCTCCCGCTGCAGCTTGGGGAAGATCTGCGGCATCGGCGGCTCGTCCGGGTCGATCGGACCAAGCGAGGCGGGGCGGGTGCGGCCGGGATGCGCCATGTTCTTAAAGCCGCGCAGCGAGCATAAAGCGCAAGCCGGTACGGAGCATCTCCCACCGGCTCATGCGCCACTGCATCCGCTGTTCAGGATTTAGATCTTCAACCACAAGCAGCTTGCCGTCGTACTTGATCAACGGCCCAGCCTTGTTCCAAAAGATCGTCATCAGATGATCCCCTTGACGTTGCGCTTGAGCGCGCCGGGCGACCAGGCGGTAGTCAGATGCAGCCCCATGGCGAAGTAGCCCATCGCGTCGGCAGCGTGGCTGGCCCAAGTGTGGGCCGGCGCATCCCGCACGGTCATGCCGGTCGGTGCGAGCTGAACATGATACGATCGAAGAGCGTCGATCCCCAACTCGCACTTGGCCTCGTCGAACCAGGCGAGAGGCAAAATGGACCGAACGCCGGCGATGCGGTCGGCAGGGGCATGATCGGGGACGATGAGGGCATCGCCTCCCAGGCCGAGCGACAATACGGTCTCAAATCGACTACGTCCGGTGCCGTATTCCCGAACTTTGATGTCGTGGGGGAAGAGATGGTAGCCATAGAGGTACCCCTTTTCCTGCAGCACCCGGGCGTAGTGGTCGAGGCCCTTGCCGGAGTTCTGGTAGAAATCGATGAACCGGATCTCCCCGCCGACCTTCTGGGCGAACCAGATCGAGGTCAGATCCTTCATGCCCAAGTCCCAAGCCGTCGTCACTTTCAGCCGGGGATCGTAGGGAATGGAGGTCAGCCGGCCCTGCAGCCGGGCCTGCACCATGAGGTCGCCGTAGTAGGAATTTTCGACCGGGGCCTCGAAGCTGCACATCAGCTCCCGCTCGAATTGATGCGGCGTCATCTGCCGGCGCATCTCATCCAGCTCATCCGGGTCGAGAGCATTGGTCAGCGTCACAGGTATATTAAAGACATCCCAAAGATCAGGGTTGTTTTCCGCCTGTACTTTCAAATCATAAAAATGGTCACGACCAGCGGGGGTACCAGCAACAATACCAAAACCTTGGTAATCGGCCAGAGCTGGACGGATAACTGAGTTAAGAGCCTCTGGATTGATAAGAGGATATTCATCAAGCACTGCGCCATCCAAATATAGTCCACGAATACGATTATAGGCCTGCCCACCGCCATACAGTGTAATCATGGCTCTATTCGGCAGCCGACAGGTCAATTCACTTTCTGAATAAGTAACGCCGGGCAGATCCTGAGTGTATTGCTTGAGGTAAGACCAGACCAGGTCCTTGGTCTGTGCGAATGTCGGACCCACATATGCATATCGAGGGACAGGAACATCTCGGGTGTTCAGCAGGGCCCGCTTGATCAGCTCATTGACGAACGACACGGACTTGCCGGCCCGACGGTGAGCCACAACGTACCGCCACCGCTTCAATGAATTATGAAACGGCTGAAAATGCCGTCGCGGCCGGTAGTTCAAGGTGATGACGTCGGCTGACACAGACCCTCCCGGCAATAGTGACCGGGCGAGAGACGCCCGGCCACCACGGGATCCTCCGGGGGGTGGCTGATCCCCGTCAGATCCGGGGATTGTCATATCATGTGATCAAGGGGTTCGTCACTCAAGCTGAGCGAAGAGGTGACCAGTCGCCGTTAACCGGCTGCAGGATATTAACATTCCGGCAGTTGGGGCTGCCGTCGGCCCAGGTCAGGCACTCCTCGAGGGATGCGTCGAAGCGGAAGGCGTCCATCAAGTAGCGGACATCGGCCATTACGGGCCAGCGCTCCGGACCGGTGACGCGGAGATGTCTGCAATGCCAATGCGGCCGGCACTGACCAACGACGAAGGAGATCCGGTAGCCGTGTGGAGCAATCAGGCTGCGCTCGGGCAGGGGGGTGTGGAACAGCCGCTTGGTATGGGCCGGGGTATAGGGCTGCAGATAGGCCCGCTCGGCCAGGGTGGTGATGGCCGCTCGGGTGGCCGGGGTCAGAACGAGCGGCATGGCCTACTCGCTATCGGTCTGCCACTTGACGGTTAGACTGCGCCCCGCCCCATCCGAGAGCGAGAAGCCGGCGGCAGCCGAGGTGGTGGTGGCGCCCCAGCCGACCCCCTTGCCGAGGCTGGTCAAGACGAAGCGGGCGGCGTCGTCGCGCCGGTCCGGCTGATCGGCATCGAGCAGCTGCTCGACGACCACCGCCTCGGCCTGGTCGACGATCATCCGCCGGGCGGCGTCACGGTCAGCCTTCAGGGAGGGGAGAAGTTCGATCCGGCGCGCGAGAGTACCGGGTAGTGTCCCGAGCGCCCGAGCGGCCAGCCCGACATTGCCGAAATGGGCGTAAAGAGCCGTACGGATAGCCTCATCGTCCTCGACCCCGGCGCCATACGGAATGGGCGCAAGATCAGGCGGGAGATACTCGATGGGAGGCGTGGTGTTGGGGCGCCGCATGGCGCATCATAGCGACGGACCGGGTAGGCCTGGCAACCCCCCAGCCCGCCGCTAAGGAGATGTGCTGGAGGGCGCATCTGATGCCTTGGTAGCATCGGAGACCGCCATCGGTCTAGCCGCGATCACCGCCGTCGTCGTGCTGCTGGCCTTGGGCGCGGCTTGGGCAGCCGAGCTGTCGCTGTGGGGTATGCTGGAGGTTTGGATCGTCAGCAACCTGCTGCCAGGGACGCTGCTGCTCGCCTGGCACGGGCTTAGGGAATGACTTCTTCGGGCGGCTTGCGGTTCTGACCGGCCGAGACCCGTTCGAGGTTGGGATCGGGGAACATGGTCGCCGCGATCGGAATGCGGGCCGGGGTCGGATCCTGCGCCTTCTGGGCGTCCATGGCCTGATCGTTCGGCAGCCCGTTGGTCATCGAGGAGGGGATGCCGCGCGGGTTCTGGGGATTGTCAGCGAAGCCGAACGGGTTCGATGCCGGATCGGTCGGCGGTTCGGTGACCGTGTTGGCGTCACCACCGAAGGGAGCGACGGGCTCGCCGCCGCCGAGCGGGGGCTGGCCGGTATCGGCTTTGGTGTGCGGACGGTCGATCATTCGGGGTCCGTCGATTTCGGTTGGGGGCCCTCGATGATGTAATCGGGGGTGCCGCGGGGGTTGCGCGGCTCGTCCGGGGCCAGGCCGTCCTGGGTGGTAGCGATGTCGAGCGTGCGCTGGTGGTCGGCCATATCGTCGAGGCTCAGGACCCCCTGCCGGGATGTGAGCGGGGTCGCCTGCTGGGGCAGGCTCTGGCTGGGGCCGCCCCTGGGGTTGAACGGGTTGTCAGCGGCCGGGGTCTCGCTGGACCGGGCGGGCTCTGGACCGGGCGGGAAGAACGGCTTCCAGCCCCGAGCGGTCAGCACGTCGAACGGGGCTTTGGGGCCAGTCGAGCGCTCGTGGTCGAGGTTGGCGTTGGCGTGGTCCTCGTCCGATGCCGAAAGGTGGTCAGGGGGACGGTTGGCCTCGTCGCCCGGCCGTTGCAGATGGGTGGTCTGGGCCATGGTCAGTCGAGGTCCCGGAGGCGGAGCTTGAGCCCCTGGAACTCCCAGACGACGTCGTCGGGCTGCTTGCCTTGGCTGCGGAAATAGTCGCCGATCTGGCGCTTGTGGCTCTCGGAGGACGCAGGTCGCTGGCTCTGCTGCGGCTGGGATCGCTGGCTCTGGGTTCCAGACTGGTCCGCCGGTGGCGGAGCCGCATGGGTCGGGATGGGGCCTTTGGTCGACCCTTCCGGGTCCTTGCGCTCCGTCATCGTCGCTTCTCCGGTGATCAGTCGGGTCAGTCAGATTGGGACGCTAGCACGGGTGTGTCGGCAGTGCAAACGCGCAAGTCGACGTTGGGGTTGGGGTCGGTTGCGAGGATGTGCTGGAGGCGGGCCTGGGCTTCGGCTTCGTTCCAGAACCCGGCCACAGGGAACCAGCGATCGAGGGTCTTTGGTTTCATTTCGAGTTTCCAGCGCCAGTTTTTAGATCGAGTCATCGTAATCTCTCCAGATACGTTCGATGATGGTAATGTTGCCGGCGGGGGTTGTCAAGCCCTCGCGCGCGCGAGATAGTTATTTATCTTGGTTATATTAAATTATATCAAAATTGAGTTTCAGTGGCTGTAACCAACGGCGCCCCTAAGTAGAGAGAAGTATAGGGGGGTCAAATGCAAGTATAGAGGTATAACTATACTATGCTATACTTAGAGTTATGCTTAGGCATTACTCTAAGTATACTTATGCTATACTTGAGTATACTATGTGTACTCAGCAGAGCTGAGCACGCATGTATATCGAGGAGCGGTGTGCGTCTGGTGCAGTATAGTTAGACATAATGCGCATGCATTATGCTAACTATACTGCGCTAGACTAGTGATGTACTGTTAGACATATCATCCTAGGCCAGGCGATTGCCTGCCTAGGATGATATGCTTAATTGTGTGGAGCACTGGCCATGCGAGCATCGCGCCGTGCGCGTATGCGAGCGGCGACCATGCGAGCAGGACACCGAGCGGGAATACGAGCAGGATCTGATGGGCCAGGTCACCGAACGGGAACCTCACCCTTCGGGCCAATGCGAGGGTGAGCGTCACGTCGTAACGCCATCACGCGCTACGCGTATGGAGCTCCGCCAAAAATAAAAACTAGGCTATGCTGCACTGCAACACACATAGCGGAGACAGGCTTACCTTTTTTCTACCGCGCGTAGGCTGTCAACAATTCCATGTTACCATGTGACAGACACAAAGAGACGAGGCATCACGGCCGGTTGGCCGTAACACCTCGCCCATCGCTTCAACGTGACCGCTACGTGACCGTGTGACCGTCACACGGCCCGTAACACCGTTCCCCGGACCAACCGTGTTACACGCTCGAAACCGCCCCTTTCCTCGCCCCATGGGCCGGGAAACCGACCACCACCTTCCGATCCCGGACCGCACAGAGGCCGCACGAAGCGCATGTGACGTCGTCTCTCGCAATAGCGGGGCACACGACGACAAGCCGCCCCTCAGGCGTCCGGACGTTCTCGCGTTGCGACTCTGGCAACACGACGACGACCGGACCGATACCCAGCGCTGCCAGCTGATCAGCTTCGCCCAGGTCATCCGCACTCAGATTCACCGCGAAGCCGCCCGCATTAGCCTGCCGCACCACGCTCCGGTTATCACGGTCGCGCATATCGTGATGCGTATAGGTCCAGCCCCGCTTGCCCCGGTTGGCCTCGACCAGCTGCCGAACCGCCTCTCGGTTGATCTTGCCCTTGCGATGCGGCAAGTCCCCTGCCTGATTATGCCGCCACAGGGCGCCCTCAGGAAGGCCAGCAACCCGTTCTAGTAGTCCAGCCCAATCCAGCGTCCGAACCATGCTGAGGCCGTTCCTGAACGCTCCTAGAGGCCCTGCCGAGGTCAGTCCGCGCCACAGTCCCCCGAGCGGACCGTTCTCGGCATAACAGCCCTTCCCCTTGAGCGGACAATCGGACGGACACGTCTCGCGCGACGAGGTCGTCACCGCGATGGGGCCCGTCTTCGCATTGCGGCTTTTGAGGGTGAACAGAACAGCGGTCATCGGAAGCTCCATCGGCCGCGGGTTGGCCGTCCCCCTGATGTATGCGCAATAACCCTACACGACAAGCTCCACATATGCCTAAAATTTGTGCAAACATTCTGTTGACAGGTATCGTTATCAGGCATACATAGGAGGGACGGTCCTCGAAACGGACCGAGGAGAAACCCGATGTGCATATCCAAAGGTGTTGTCCAGACCCTGCTGGCCCTGCCGACCGAAGATCTTGTCGAGGCCTATACCAACTATC